ATCATTGTTATAGAGGGTGGTTATGGGCAATATCGCAACGCTACTACCATACCTAACCGCGATAAGTTTAACTATAACCAGTTTGCTAACCAAGGCGCTGCTCTAGGCACTGCTGAATGGATCATGATAGCTAATAATGATCTAGAGTTTAGTGATGGTTGGCTGCACAACCTTATATCTGCAGGGCATCCAGTAGTAAGCCCACATGAGCCTAATGATGTAAGGCAATCTGATATTACTGAGAATACTGAGGGTGATGTGTGCGCTAAACACTTTAGTGGCTGGTGTTTCATGATAAGCCGTAAATTATGGACCGAAATAGGCGGCTTTGATACAGATGTTGATTTTTGGTGTAGTGATGATGTTGTTATAGAGCAGGTAAAGGCTGCAGGTGTAATGCCTATGGTAGTAAAAGACTCTGTTGTTAGGCATCTAGGCTCACAAACACTGCTACAACAGCCTGAGGCTGTGCAGAATGATTGGAAATGGCGCAATGTGTACATTTACAATACTAAATACGGTAAAGATAAATTTAATGATCATCCAGCCTATAAGGTATGGCTACAAAATAATAAGAATAATTTGGAGGTAATATATGTTGCTAAATGACATAGGACTTAAATACAATGCTGATAAAAGCTCAAGGTTTCACAACTACTTAGATTTTTACCAAAAACATCTACCGGACCGCGAATTTAGCGGTAGGTTGCTAGAGATTGGTGTTATGGATGGTTTAAGCATGAGGATGTGGGCAGAATACTACCCAAAAGCTGAGATTGTTGGTATAGACATCAAACCTGATATGGCAAGCTATATGCATAATGAGCATTGGCAAGTGCCTGAGCGCGTTAAGCTACTTACTCTAGATGGCACTAAAAAGGCTGACATGCAGCCACTTGGTATGTTTGACATTATTATTGATGATGGTAGCCATTACTGGGCAGAGCAGCAAAAGAGTTTTGAAATACTTTATTACTCACAGCTTAATAAAGGCGGTGTTTACATCCTAGAGGATCTATGGACCAGCCATATTGAGTTTTATAACAATGCAAAAATCAACACTCTAGATTATTTAAAAAAGCTAGAAAAAAAGGGCATGAAAATGACCTATTTTAGATACAAGCATAAAGGCTTAGGTATACAAACAGTTTTCCCTGAATATAAAGGTCTTGATAGTGAAACGGTAGTAATCAAGGCAGGACAGTTAAAATGATACTCATAGCCGGTGGGCGCGGATTTATAGGCTCTAATCTTGCTAGGGTGTTTGATGGTTTAGATCCAAACCTTTATGAAATAGCTGATCTTAAAGATGGTGTTGATATTTGTGATGTTGATGGCAGTAAATATGATGTAATTGTGCTACTTGCTGCCAATCTAGGGCATGACCTGCAGATGTTTCAGGATAACTTGCGTATTTGCAAATGGGCAATGCGACAATCTGCACACATTATTTATACAAGCAGTGCTGCAGTATATGGCAATACCGGTAAAGCACATACTGAGGATGAGGCAACGCCAGCGCCTACATTGTATGGTAGATCTAAGCTCATGGGTGAGCTGTTAATTAAAAAGGCATCTAAGCACTACACTATTTTACGACTTGCCAATGTTTACGGTAATGGTGATGGTAATGGCGCAATTGACATATTTAAGCGTGGTGGTAACACCATTTATGGCACTGGTAATGATATTAGGGATTATGTCAGTGTTGATATTGTCTGTGAGGCTATAAAGACCATTGCGCTTAATCCTGATGCGTACAATCTAGATACTTTTAATATATCTAGTGAGCAACCACAAACTACAATTGGCGCATTCATGCAATATGGGCAAGGTGAACCGGTTTATGCACCTAAGCGCGGCTTTGATGTTAGTTTTTCATTATTACGCAATGGCAAAGCTAAAAAAGCTGGTTTGATCAATGACAATTAGTGCTGCAATCATGGCTGTACCAACACGCAAGGCGCAAGCTGAGGCTCTAGCGCTACAGCTAAAGAAATGCCCCTTTGTATCTGTAGCAATCATTTATGATCAAATTGCTGCAGGTACACATGAGTCAGAGTGGAATAATGGCAAAAACTCATTGCTTGCAGGTGTTGGTAAGGCTGATTGGCATTTAGTTATTCAGGATGATGCAATATTATCACCCGGCTTTTATGATAATTTACAGGGCGCAATACATAGTGTGCCGCAAAAATCGCTTATATCGCTTTATACAGGCACATCACGCCCTTTAGGTAAAAGAGTCAAATGTGCTGTTGATAAGGTAGTTGATGAAACATGGTTAAGCTATTGGTTGCTTATGTGGGGTGTGGGCATTCTTATACCATCAAGCCATATTGAGCCAATGCTTGAATTTGTTGATGATCGTACTGAGCCATATGATACGCGGATTGGCATTTTCTATCAGCGCAACCGTTTGCCTGTTTACTACACAATGCCTAGCTTAGTTGATCATGATGATGATTTAGGTACTGTTATACCCGGTCATGGCACTGTACCGGGCGCTAGAGTTGCACACAGGCTTGCTGCAGGACCGGTGCGCTGGAATAAGCACACAATTAGCATTTAGCTACAAAGCGGCTGGTATAACGCCTGTGTCTGTCTTAATCTTGCTTAATTGATCATCAATACTGCCTGCAGCTGGTGTATCACCAGTTGCTAGAGCCATTGCATCCCTAATCTGCTGTGCTGTGAGTGAGCCACCGCCACCAGTTGCCACGCCAATAGACTGTACAGGCTGTTGGTAGTTAATGCGGACCGTATAAGCGCCAGTAGTGTTTATGAATGGATCACCGCCGCCATCTACCAAAAGTATGCCATTTGTCACAGCTAATGTGTGATTTGCCTCACGCGGCTTTATTTTCCAGCCATTAAGCAAATAAATGTATATAGGTATGGATGTGCCAGCACTAACATCAATATCATCACCGCCTACCTGTGACATGGCAGCTAAATACTTTGAGTTATCAGAGGTCAATACCCAATCTACCCATCTTGACCATAGATCTTTAACATCTAGGGTATTTACTGTGGTGATCGTGATTACTTTTGTAACCCCATCAAAGCTCAACATCAGTTTTCCCCCTTAAATATAAGCTCTGTCAGTTTCGGCAGTGAGCGTGATGCCTTGACCTGTTGCCCTTGTTATTGTGTAAGTTGTTACAACTGGTTTTGCGCTGCCTGCGTTACCAGCAACTACAGTTACCTGTGCATCAGTTGCAGGTGTGCGCCCACCTTGAGTGTTACCATCGTAATCAAAGGTAAATGGTATAGATGCGCTGCTGATTGTGCCAGCAATATCTGCACCTGTTGCATCATCAACGGTTATTGCGCCAGTAACACCATAATCTGCTGCGCCAGCTAAATCAGTAAAGTACATGCGGTAGTAGCCTGTGCCACCTGCTGTAAGTACAGAATTAAAGTTAAGTGTACCTGTAGCTGTGTATGGCTCTGTGCGCTGTGTTGCGCTTACATCAGTGAATACTAAGCGGTTTACATCATCAGTATCATAATCATCAATGTATACACCAGTGGTTGTAATAAGCGTATCACCTACAAAGTCCATAAGTTTTTGCGTAATAATACCGGTTTGTGTACCTGCACCACTGTCAATGTCAGAGTTTTGCCTTAGTAGATACTGTACTTTTGTATAAATATCCTCAGCTGATGCAGCATTGCCATCAATAATAATGTTATATGCATAATATGTACCACCAATTTCACGCTCACCGCTATATGGTGCAAATGTTGCTGATCCTGCGCCTGCCATTGCACTAAGGTCTGAGTAGTCTGTTGCATCTGCAGTACCAGCGCCTGTACAAATATACCATCTGCCTGCGCCATCTTTTACGACATCATCAATTGAGTATGGTGAGGTGTTAGTAGTATCAAAGTTGTTACCAACAATCCATGTAGCTGTAATACCTGTATATGGTGCATTTGCAGCCACATTAACATCAGTATCTTGAATTTTAAGATCATCCTCATTTGCAAGTAGTAGGTTTACAGTGTAAGCACCTGTTGCGGTCTGACCTGTATCAGCTAAAACGCTATCATCATACTTTTTGGCGTATTCACGCACATAACCCTTAAAGTATGTGCGGCTATCAAAGTTACCATTAGAGGCATCGCCATAAACCTGTATGCCCTCATTTACCTCATCATCAAATGTGAAATCTGCAGCTGCGCCACCGTTTGTTTTTTGGTAATAAAGCTGTGCGCCAGTATTGACATCACCAAGCGATACAATACCAACATACTGCCTATTTAATACGCCAGCGCTTGAATATTCGGACCAGCCACCATCCCTAAGCATTTGGCGTGTAGCATCATCTGCAGGTTTCCAGCCGCTAAATGTAGCACCGTCAGTACCAAACTGGTATTGACCTGACTTTGCATCAATTGTGTACATTGGAAATTCAAATTTGTTGTAGGTTGCTGTTGTCCATAAATCAACAAACTTTGAGTATAGTGCTTGCAGTGTAACACCGTCTTTGGCAACCAATGATCCGGCAACATTAAGTGTAAAAGTTGATGCAGCGGTATCAAGTGTTAGCTCTACACCTACATCTATATCATCCGGGTTGGTTATTTTTGCCATTGTTTTCTATACTCCTTGTGGTTTATTTTACGCTATATAGTTTCTATCTGCAACTTGCACAATTGGTAAACTTGCATCTGTTGAGCCTAATGGGTAATTTCTAACAGCTTGATATATATAGCCATTCTTATGTACCACAATATCAACATTCTCAGGGGTTTCATAAACATACTCATATGTTGAGCCTGAATTTGCATCTACATTAACGCGCTCTGTTTCAGTACCGGCTGCAAGCACAACAATATCACTGCCTGATACTAAGCCGGTGAGGGTAAGCGTAATGGTATCTAGTGGGTATTGGTAAGCCTGTGATGTGGTGGTTGAGGTCATTGGCAGATACACAGAGGTAATTGCTGTTGCGTTTGTGGTGGTGGTAGTGATCTTTAGCTTGAGCTTAAAACCATTGACTGCAGATAGGGTTAGTGCGTTAAGCGCTGTACCTAAACCTGCTGCTGTGTAAGCTGATGAGGTCATAGCTGAATAACCGTTACCATCATTTAGATCTATTGAATACTCAAAGCGGTAGTTACCAACTGTACCGCCTGCCATTACTAGCGCTGAATTAGTAAATGCTGTATGACCAATAACAAAATCAGGTGTTTCAAATATTGCCTCATGCCCAATAACCGGCATATATAGACCACCTGCAGATGTGAATGCTGCGCCATTAGCAAGCGTTACTAAGCTAGAGGTATCTGCGGTTGGCTCATTCATGACTATAGCCAAGCGCCCGGCGGTTGTTGATGTAAAGTAATCTAACCAGTGTGTGCCATATACACCTGTTTGGGCAGTTAAGGCTTTTGTAGTACCTAGCATTCTTTGTGCCATGTTTAGGACCGCACTAACATCTGCAGCATCTGCGTAATCACCAAACACATTATCCATAATCAAGCCCTTAGAGCTGTTATCACCAGTCATGATGCCTGTTCTAGTGTTACTGCAGTAAACTCTTTGCACTTTAGTGTTAATGGCAGCTGCGCCAGCTACTAATGTAAATATAAGACCGGTTGCATTAGCGCTACCTAAGCTAAGAGGTGATGCGTATGTGCCAATGTTGCGGATCTTTGTATTGGTACAACCAGCAACACCTATTGAAAATAGGGCAGTGTAGGGGTGTGTGTTTGTTACAGGTAGTGTAAAGCCATCAATTAAGACATTTAAGCAGTTTGATGTAAGCAATATAGCTGTACATGGGTTGCCTGTGCCAGTTGTGCCTGATACTTGCCCTATGTAAATCATGTCAGTTATATCAACATTTGTGCAGGTAACTAATGAAAATTGACCATCAATCATGCGTAATGTGTCAAAAGTTGTGTTGTTTACGCGCGTTGCGGTTATAGATACAGGCAATGTGTGCGCTCTGAGTGCGGCATATCTTGTAATCATCCTAGTAAATGTAAAGCCGTCACAGTCAGTAAGAATAACTTGAGATGAGTTGTTAGCAGCTGTTGCCACTCGCTGAAAACGGCAATCAGTAAATGTGCCACCGGCTAGACATAGTGTCATAGTAAGCGGTGCTACAACTAGGGCGGTTGTTGGCTTATTTCCAACACCCATGTTTGTAAATGTCATTGGTGATGCAACCTCAGATAGCAATATTGCATCTACAAAGCCTGAGTTTGAAACATTAACAGAGTAGGCTTGTGTGCAGGATAAATACCAAGCCATATTACATTTATCTAGGCTGATCACGCCGCCGCCGGTGGTTGTAAAGTCATAGCGTGTGGCAATAGTTGCGTTTGGTATCACATTTGCTGTGCGTGCTGCGGTTGTAGCGTTTTCAAAAAATACATTGCCAATGACTACTTTTAAGCCGGATGTAGGTGTATAGCCGTTTGTTGCTGCGCCTGAGTTGCCAATGCGGACCAATCCAGCGTTATCAATCCATACACATTTACCGCGTGCAGCCTCAGTGCCTGTTGTGGTGACAATACCGGCATTAGGGTAAAACTCATAATCACCAGCACCTGCGTTTTGCTCAATAAATACGCCTGCAGCATACCTTAGCAAACCATTATTAGGGATTTGCATTGTTTGGTTAGATGATCCATTGGTTGTGCCTATTTCGTACCATTCGCCAGTAACATTGAATTGACCAAGGCGGTTAGCGTTTACTGTTGATGCCTCATCACCTACTATTTCAATCCATCCAACACGCCCTGCATCTGATGCAGTTGCGCCAATGCCAGTAAGAGCGCCAGCGGCATATGTGCCAGTTTTTTGCTTAACGCGGATAAAGCCGGATGCAGGCATTGCTGCGCCGGTTGCGGTTGATGCTGCAGTGAGTGATGAATGCACGCCAATTAACTTGCCTGATGCGCCATTATTAGTAATTGCAGTATTCCAAGCAGGCACATTACCAGTACCGCCGGTGTATGGGATCATCCAAATATCAGTACCGTCAATATTAACCGCGCCACCTAATGATGCAGATAGTGTTATTGGACCAAGGGTAGATGATGTAGTTTGGTTTGTACCTACCCTACTATCTTGGTCAATTGTGAGTGTGCCGCCGTTTACATTGTAAGTATCGCCACCAGCCTTAGATGTTAGCTCATCAATGTTTTGTGCAGTGGTTATAGTAAAAGTTGCCATTAGCTGTAATTAACTCCGGTTAATTGATCCCCTGTATATGATAGCGTTTTTGTTAGCTCTATACCAGATGGGGTATCGCCGCTTAGTACCAATGATGTTAGTTTATCACCTGTGTAATTAAATGTTTTCACTATGGTGCTTGCGCCATCTGTGTAGGTTATGGTTGTGAGTTGATCACCTGTATAGCCAAATCCAGCATCCCATGCCTTTATGTTTTTAGATACGGTTTCAAAAGTGCTTGCTGCAGATCCTGACAATCCGGTATAGCCGCGCGGACCTTGACCGCCCGGATCACCTTTATCACCCTTTTGCCCTTTTTCGCCTCTGTCACCTTTAGCGCCTTTTTCGCCACGCTCACCCTTTGGACCTTGCAGATCAGTAAGTAATATAAGATCTTGCCATAGCTCATCACCCTTATAACGCCACTGTATGTGCGTTTTAGATACATTAAGCTCAATTTCCCTGCCATCTTTACCATTTAAGCCATCAATGCCGGGCGTGCCAATTTGCCCACGCTCACCGCGCTCACCAGCCTTGCCGGGCAATCCCTGCTCACCCTGAGCGCCACGCTCACCCTTATCACCTTTGATGCCATCCCTACCGTTTTTGCCGGGTTTACCCTGCTCACCCTTTAAATCTAATACAGATATTAAATCAATCCATTTACTAAAGCCTTTGTAGCGCCATTGAATATATGAGCCATCAAATCTAATTTCAACCTCATTACCATCACGACCATTTGAGGCTGTACTTGCATTTTTGGGGCGTATAGGGTTTGGACCAAACATATTGTAGTAATTATACCATTTTTATTGCTTATGGCTTATACACAAAAACGCCTATTGCTAGGCGCTTGTGTGCTTGAACCACACCTCACTGTGATTTGGTTTGGCTGCTGCTAACTCATAATTAGCCATTTAACTATATTAACCATCCACGACTTTTTACGGTCTACTGTGGGGCGCACCAACCTTTTAATCTACTAATTTTCTAAATGATTTACTAAATCTCTCAACTAGATCATCTAGCTCTACATAAAATGTAGCTAATTCATTTGACTTTGGCAGATCATCTGCAACAATAGCAACTTTTACACCTTGCTTTAGATAATGCCTAGCTTTCATTAGATCACTCTCTATCATGTGTTGCATATCCACTAATAGCTTTTTTGGATCAGGTTTTTGTGCCATCACTTAACTTTCTCAACTGAGAAAAATGATATGCTCTTGCGCTCAATGAAAATATCGGGCGTATTATCATTAGTAGGCAATAATACCCACTTTTTAAATCTTTTTAGTAACTGTTTTTCAATAAATAGTTGTACATTATTCATTTCTGAGCTAATGGTTTGGTTGGTATTTTTGATATAAAAAGTTATTTTATATCGTTTGTTTGGGTTATAGTAACTATCCCTCATCTTAGCCACTCCGGATGTGCTAAAGTCCATTCAACTGTATTTTTAAGGCTCTCATCTAGGGTAAGTGGTGCTTTCCATCCTAGCGCTGCAAGTTTGCTACCATCCAGCGCATATCTAAGATCATGACCGGGGCGGCTAGAATGAAAATCAAGCAACTCATATCTTAATTCTTTGCCTAATATATCTGCAACCTTTTGTGCAAGCTCTAGGTTATTAAGCTCACACTCACCAACAACATTGTATCTGCCCATATCCATGCCGGATGTGTACTTTGGAAATTCTACATTTTTAAGCAAGAATAGTAAGGCATCTGATTGGTTTCGTGCATGTAAGTAGTAGCGACTGCCAATTGTTTTACCGTCTGAGCTTGCATGTATTGTCAGTTTATTACCAGTCAATATATTTTTAATTATCATTGGTAGGTATTTTTCAGGATCTTGCATTTCACCTATGATATTCATGGTATTAGTAATGCAGATTGGCAGATCATATGTTCGCCAGTAGCTGTAGGCAATAGCCTCTTGTGCGGCTTTTGATGCGCTATATGGATTACTAGGGCGGTGCGGCTCACCCTCTTTGTGGTTATGACCGTCAGGCGCTGGACCATACACCTCATCTGTGCTTATTTGAATAAACTTTTTAACCGGGTTTTTGCGGATATATTCAAGCATTGTAAGCGTAAGGTGTACATTATTCTCAATAAAATCACGCGGATCAGTAATGCTGCGATCTACATGGCTCTCTGATGCCATATTTATTACATAATCAATTTTGCCTATGCGCTCAATGGTTTGCTCTGAAAATGGTGCTTTTAGATCATGGGTAATTACTGTAAGCCGGGCGCGCCAGTCAGGGTGTGACTCTAGCATTTCTGCTATGCGGTCTGATTTACCTTTGTGCCTAAAGCTATCAATTATGACAATATCCCAATCTGTATTGTGCATAATGTGAGCAAATGCATGTGCGCCAATAAAGCCACCACCGCCTGTTAGTAATACTGTTTCCATTAAATTAACCTCCCTTGATTATTATTTGTTGGTGGGTAGTGCGGTCTGATGCCTACCGGGTTGCCATTATCATCAAAGTATTCAAATGATGTTTGCACATATGGCTCACCATGTAGCAGATCCTTTAAGTATACCCTCTTATCTGACCTGCTTTGTGTATGATCATCCTTAACCAATACATACTTTGGCAGATCTATATCACCACGCAAGAATGCCCAGCCATTTTTAGTGATCAGCCAATGCTTGCGGACCTTTTGACCATTAACCTTTACATGAGCAATTAACCCATGATAACGCAAGTGTTGAAAGTTTGAATACAATTTGTATTCGTTATCATCTGTAAAGTCTTTTGTCATAAAATCATTTTTCATGGTAGACATTACATGCTCTGCTGCACGCTTGAGCATTCGGACCTTTGCAGTGTTTAGCATTTCTTTACGCTGTAATCTTATGCGCTGACCGCAATGTGTGCAGCGATCATTCATTGTTTCAATTGCTGGTAACTCTATCTGTGGCATAATACACCTCCAATTCGTTTATTTGCCTTTTACTAAAGATTGCCCTCACGCATTATCATAGGGATCTGCTTTTGCCAACTGTTGCCATTGGCGCTAATGCCTGCGCTGTTTATAACAATGCCCTCTTGTCTATGAGTATTATCATACTGGACCATTTCAGGTAATCTGCTGATCCATTCAGGTATTAGCTCTAAAAGCCGGATGCAGCGCCCTCTATCATCTGCATCACTTGGCGGCATCATTCGCGTTTTGGCACTGTTTGTCATGTGTTTAGCAATAGCCTCACTACTAATGCCGGTATTAAATGACAATGCCCAATACAATGCTCTTTGCGCTACTGTTTCACCATGACATGCTGTAGGTTGATTGCAGTTAGCACAGCACTGCAGATCATCAATGATCTTTTTTGTGTACATGCTGCCATCACCATAGTTGCGATCACATAGCTTACCCATTGCCACACTCCTTACTGCCATCTTTATATACTCTATGCCGGCAGGTATAACCCATTTGCTCTTTATGGCAGTAATCTAGAGCAAACCAGCTTTTAATGCGCTCAAGTAATAGATAAAACCTAATTTTCATCTTTTGCCTCCGTTAATCCATCCTGCAGATATGCAAGAGCTGCTTTATATGCGGTTGTTTTGCCAGCCTGTTTAGGCGCATGAGTAATTATGGTGAGCTTTTTACCACCTGCTAGGATCGCAATTAGCTCAAGCTGGTATGGTGTTAGTATTATGCCAAACTGCTCTTTTGCAAATTTCTCAATTTTAAGCATTGTTTTGCCCTCCGTAAACTTTACTGAGCCATAGGCTTTGTTTTGTAGGGCGTTCAATCTTGCTAATGATGCCACGCTTTGCAGCGCGTTTGAATACGCCGCCTAGTGGTGAGTAATCAGGTAAGCCATAACCAGCTGACTCTAAAAAGATAATCATCATATCAGCTACGATATATTTATTATCTTTTGCAAGCGCATCAAGCAATTTATCTGCAGCATCGCGCCATGCTTGTGATTTGCCATCCATTACTTGCCTCCGCATTCTATAGGCATTGCAGGTGCTGCAGGCTCTAGATCAATTTGCTCAATTGGCTGCTCTAGTTGTGGTGCAAACTTATCGCACATATCCATTGGTATAGAGTCACCATATGGGCAGCCTGTAGGCTCTAGTTTGCATATTGGTGATCCATCTTTGCTAATACCAATATCGTATGATCCGGCAGGGCATGTGGCAGGCTGTGGCTCTGTGCTGCCAACTCTAGCTGTCATTATTGCTACAAACAATAAAGCAGCAGTAAGTGCGGTTAAAAATATTAGTATTTTTTTCACAGCTTACCCCTCCACTTATCAATAACATAGCCTGCAACTGCACCTATGACAATGATAATTATTACTATTTGCCACCAAGCCATTATTTTTTAACCTCCGGCACATTTACTTGCAGCACATGAGCGCTGTTTAATTGTGTCAATTCGTTATAGCGTTTTGCATAACCCTCAGCAACTGCGCGCCAAAAGCTAGTAGCAATAACACGCGGCTTAGTTTCGTTTGTTAAGGTGATGTATACAGTTGTCATTATTTTTTACCTCTTTTAGTTTTGGTTGATTTTTTTGGTAGTTTTTCATATTTAAGCTCAATTTCTGCAAGACTCTTGCCCTGTATTATTGGCTCATGAATAAAAGTAGTAGGCTCATTTGGTGTGCCTAGAATGCCTGCAGCAACCGCATTGGTTTTGCGGTACTCCTCAGCAACTTTTACTACTTTTGCATACTCATCAGCGCTAAGACCAATCAAATAGTCTAGCGCTGTATTATAGTTTGCAGGTTGCTCAACAACCTCAACCTTTTTAGTTTTGGTAAATATACCCATGTGTGTAATCCCTCCAATTCGTTCACACTTATTTGTAACTTAAGCATATTATAACGGTATACCGTTTGTCAAGCATTTAAGTGAGCAATAACGGCATCTGCAATTTCATCTGTTAGACCATCTGCCCATGTAGTTCTAAACAAATGCTGCCCCCACAAAAAATCATCACTATCATCAAGTATTGCATAACGCTTTGCGCCGGGGTGTCTATCTAACCATTCCTTAATTTCAAAACCGCGATATATCATACCCCAAACAGCGCCACGCTGTAGATCTACTGTTACATCAAAAAATTCACAAACATTTTGCTCTGCCCATTCTTTGCTATCAGGAAACAACCGCCAACTACTACTAAGCACAACTTTGCATCCTGTCTCTGCAATGATCCGGCGTACTCTATCTGCCATTATTGGATTTATACCAATAAATTTAGTGTTGCCCTGCCTCTCGCGTGTTTTTTGATGGTTGCATACGCCGTCTATATCTAAAAATAATATCTTTAAATGCTCTCTCATAATCAAAAAATCAACCTAAATAATAGTACCGCTAATATAAAAATAGCCTTTAGCATCAAGTACATCACATAAAAGATGCATATTACTGGTATAAAAATAAAGAATATTAACCAAATCATTTGATGCCTATTACATTCTGTTGGTAATACTTGCGCGGTGATTTGCAGTTTTTGAGCGCGGTTGCCATGTATTTTTGATCTACTTTTTTGCGATCCGTGTATTCTAGCAACTCAACAAAGCCTGCCTGCCCATTCACATTTATAAACTCTTGTGCCTTACGCACCCAATATTTTTGGTACTTACCAAAGTTATACTTAATCAATTTGTCATGTAGGTATAGCTTAAATTCTGCCTTAACCTCTTTGACTTTTTCAATAAAGCGATATGTGCCGTCTTTGATCATCCGGCATAGCTTTGCAAAATACCGGCTAGGCTGATCTTTACTTAGTGCAGTTTCAATCATTCTACCCCACTCATCTGCCTTGCCCATTTTTTCTAATTTTATTTGAATGCTGCGGTAAAACGGCAAAAAGCGCTGATCATCAATTAGATCTGCAGCATCGCCTAACCTCTGTAGCATTGTCTGTTTTCTAGTGTCGTTTAAAGTGTAAGACATATTTTCCCTCCAATTCTTTGTCTTGGCTCTAATATAGCATGGCAGTGAAATAAATTACAAATGGGGTTATGGTTTCTGTGCAAAAGCCTGTTTATAAATATTTGTGTAATTCTAAATGATGTGGTCTACAAAGCCACAGTACATCTAGTGGCTGTGCATAGTCAGGATGGTGAGCCTCTACATTTACCTGTGTACAACTTCCAAACTCACATGGCAGCTTTTTTAATTTGCCTGATTTTACTGCCCTATAGACAATTTTTCTAACGCTATGTTTCATCATCTTTTCTTTTTTAATGTAGTTAGCATTAGTCCAAATTCTAGGTTTATATTGATATTCCATATCTTTAGAATACCGCACTTATACACAGATTTAAACCGCTTATTATTATCTGTTTCTATATAGTATGTAAAAATGTTTTAAATAAACATTTCTATATAGTATGTAAAAGCCTACCGATAACAGGGGTGATAGCCTTTTTAACCTTGTACAAATGAAATGATTTTTTGTTAGCTAACTGACCATCCATGTAGATTGGTAAAAATTCGCCGGGTTTGTATGTGTAGTATTTGTTTTTGATTGAGTTAATCATACAAACATAGTAGCACAATTGTCTTATTTTGTCAACACATTGACATACTTTTGTATATGGCTGTTATAATGGTTAAGTCTACTGAAAGGAAAACACAAGAGGCGTGCAACTTACCTACCCTGAGCCTTAGATTATGAAACGCAAACTTACACTCACACTGGTACTTATGACTGCAATGCTATTTGTACCAGCCACTGCAAGCGCTCAAGAGCCTTTGCAGTACAATAAACTTGATACTTTATTTAAACTAAATCTCAAAAATCCTAACCCAACATTTTCATTTGAGCAGCCAAAGCCCAAGGCTGATCCGGTAACTGTAAAGCCGGTTGAGCCTAAAAAGCCTGATCCTGTGGTGTATACGGTTGTTGCCGGTGATAACCTTACCAATATTGGCACAGCCTACAATGTTGAATGGCAACGCCTATGGGCAAAAAATACTCAGCTTACTCACCCGGACCGTATAGATATTGGTGATTTAATAACCATTCCTGAGCCGTCTGAGCAGCTTACACGCGAAATACCAGTATCAGTAGCATTACCTACTGCAACGCCCGGTGTAGCGCCTAGAATTAGCTTTGATGGCTCAAATACATATGACTATGGGTATTGCACATGGTATGTAAAGAATAGGCGCGGCGCTAGTCTGCCTAATAGCCTTGGTAATGCAAATACATGGTACTCACGCGCTGCAGCGGCTGGTATGGCTGTTGGATCAGTACCACGCCCCGGCGCTGTTGGTGCTACAACTGCAGGCGCACTAGGGCATGTGGTTTATGTTGAGTCAGTAAATGCGGATGGATCAATAAATATATCTGAAATGAATTACAGAGGCTGGGGTATACAATCTAGCCGGACCACTAGCGCATCAGAGTTTGTTTATATCTACTGATCTTAATGCTACCGCGCCTATTTCGTAATCTATAGCAGGTAAATCATAGGCTGTTTCTAGTAACAGATCTAAGCGCTCAGGTGATGGCTCTAATAATATATCTTGCATACCTGATATTACTACTGATACTCTTTGCTGATTTCTTAGTTGTCTTTTTGTGGGGTGTTTTGGAAATTCCATAAGCATCATTATAAAGCAAAATGCACACCTTTATGATGTGCATTTATTTGCCGAATTGGAGTTCTAGGCAAGAGGTTGTCTTACTCACCTAAAGCCATAGGGGTATTATACTTGAATTGATTGCCCACTACCACTACTGGTTTTTGCTTTTTTGTATCTGATAGCGCCATAGTATGCAAATGCTACTGACTCTGTAGGATCTGATTGTATATCAGTATTCATGCTTGCATAACCAAATGCACCATCTTTACCAATGCTACGCTTTTTAACTGTCTTAATGCTCATGTTTAATGCAGGCTGATTAAAGTGTGTGATTTTGCCCTGCTCAACAGCCTCATGAAATGTGCCATAAGCTGCTGCAGCCTCTTTTACATTAGGGGTAAGTATCTTTTTAGACATGCGGCGCTCAGTCCTAACTAATTCCTCAACTAACATTTGTGTGCCAGCCTGCCCATCAATAATGATCTTGCTACATTTGCGCCAGCGCTTACTATCATCTGTAAGCCATGTTACTAGCCATTGTGTGCCTGCGCTCATAGGTTTACGCACAATCAGCTCAACATGGACCTTATCGCCGGGCATATTAACGCCAATGGATAATGATACTGCACTGCCATCAGGTGCAAATTTAATTGAATAAACATATGTGGCATCCTCAGGCACTTCTACTTTGTCAGTCTTGAGCGCGGACCACCACGCATCAGGTATGGCGCGTTTGCTCTCAATGCCTGCTACCCATCCAAGGCGCATTTTATTAAAGCTATCAACAGCCATATCTTTAGCCTCATTGCGGACCGCCATAAGCATTAGGTGATAGCCAAGGCTAGGGTTAGCAGCATACCATGCATCCTCATCATGCGGATCTGTAAGCAGCTCAACTGACCACTCTTGCCAACAGGTATCATGATCCTTACCATCAATAACATTTTGCCTAATACGGATAAACACAGTGCCAGCACCGCCTCCGCTTGGTGGTGTACCTGCACGCAATATTTGTTGGTTTTGGCTTTTACCTGCTGAAATTGTAGGCAATAGAGCCTCCTGCTGCGCGTCTGTTTCCTCTTGCGCCTCATCCAGTATCAATGTGTCATTTGTAGTACCTAGACCGCCTGTGCGTGTTCTAGTACGAAATACACAGCGCCCTTTGTTACGCAACTCAATGTAATCTAGGCTTTTTGGCTCTTTGTCAAATTCTGCAGTTAATAGATCGCGGATTTCCTCTTTTGCTTGGTAAAAGAAATTTTGCACCCGGCGCTTAACCTCATCAACAGTTTTGTCTGAGTGTGCTGTATAAATAAGTGCCTCACTCATAAACACCATGCCACCAATGATCCTAGCAATAATAATTTCAGTTTTACCGTTTTGGCGTGGTACTAATAGACCGGCTTTAGGATTGGACCATTTCCATCTTTGCTCATCATCATCAAAGTAGACTGCCAGCCACCTATAAATAATTGCTTTTTGCCAAGGCAATAGGTTTACACCGTATGCCTCCATCAGCTGTATTGTTTTATCAGCAAGCCAAATATCACCATCAATAAATTGATCAATGCGCGGTTTTTGGTTGCCGTATCGTTTTGCCATGCTAATTGCCCTCTATATCCCTTATGGTGACTCTTGATCTAAAACTGCCCTGCCTTGCGCCACTGCCATTTTTAGCCGGGCGCTTATCCTTAACATCGCTGGTTGGTATATCTGATAGCAACTCACCTAGTATTGTCTTTTTATCCGGCGCAAGCCTGCGCTCATAATCAGCAATTTGTGTCATTACATCAGTAAGCTGTTTAGCTAGATCTGCAGTGTCGCGGTTGCCGGGGTTATTCTGCAGCTTGGCGGCTAGTTGATCGCGGATTGCTTTAAGCACGCCATAACGATCATTTGCAGCTGCTAGGTTGCTGATTGATTGCTTATCGCTGCCAGTGCCAGTAAGCCCTGCTTTGTGGATCTTATCAATGCGCCCCGGATTGCTAATAATGTCATGCCATCTGCTCAGTGCTGCGTAACCCTCAGTAGGCAATATATCAAGCCCTGTTTGTGCTAATAGCTTGATCTGATTAGGTGACATTGTTTTGAAATAATTTAGCCACTCATCATAGCTTTTTTGTTTTACTAGCTTGATCTTTAGCTTTTCATCATTCCAATCTTTTGTAAGTTGAATAAATTTTGTATGCGATAGCTTAAAAAACCACTGCTCAAACATTGCATCAGTGATTATAGGCGGTACAGGCTTTTTAGTTTTCTTGACCGCCTTTTTTGCTTTGGTTGGCTTTGTGGTTTTTTTAGTTCCCTTAGTAGCAACAACCTTTGGTGTGCTATCTTTTTTGGGCATTTAGAATAACCTTATTCTTTGTCTGCCTCAGATAGCTCAAAGTGATGCCCACATTCCGGGCATGTTACCTCATGTTTTTTGTAATCGCCATCAGTGTTACTATCACTGCCGCCATTGCCGGGTATCTTAAACTGTGGCACACCAAAGCCCTCTAATTCGTCAAGATCCCAATGGTTAGCAATAATGTCAGCATCCCATTTACCTGAGCTAACATTATCTTTTACCATAAATTCGCGTTTTTGTTTTTTAGTTAATCCATGTACCTGCCTAACAAATACATCCTCATAACCTAAATCTTTTAGTGCGTAAATGCGCTGATGCCCTGCTAGTATGTTGTTATCCTCATCAATGATAATCTCACGCAACTGTTTCATCTCTGGAAAATCTACCAGTGACTTTTTAAGCGCCTCATATTCTTTACGCCCTATTGAGCGTGGGTTTTCCTCGCTAGGCAGCAAATCATCAATCTTTGCCACAAAGTTTTTTGTAGTTACCTCTGCCATTTCGCCTCCTCCTTTATTACCGGGTAGTTCCCGTATGCGTTATGGTTGATGTTGAAATTATAGCATAATCATTACTGTATAATATTGTTATACAGATTGGAGGTATAAATTGGCTGCAATAGATCGTTTCCCTAAAAAGCCATGTAAATTTTGTCACAAAACTAACCCTAATCATTTCCCCTACGCCTGCCAAGTAAACCCTAAAGTTGCACTAAAGCGTAAAATTGGACTTAAGCGCACACCACTTAAAAGAGTAGGTAAACAAACAAAGCAGTGGATAATAACGCGCGCTACATGGATTAAAAAACATCCGCCCACTATAGAGGGTAAGTATTGGCTTTGCTATCTGCAAATACATCCTTGGTGTCCTGTGAGGCTTGATGTTGAGCATTTAACACTGGACCATGTTGTTAGCCGGTCACATGATCCAAAGCTACGGTTTAATCAAGATAATCTGCAGCCTGCTTGCTTATATTGCAATAACGAAAAAGGCAGCCGGTCACTTGACCAAGTAAAGCCTAAGACTGTATAATTTATTTATTCAGTAAAAAATAAACACTGACCAATAAAAAAGAGCGCCATTGCGAGGGCGCTCTTTTTGGTTTAACGGTGTTTGTTTTACCGCTGCAAAAATGTGGGTGCTATACCCTTAAGCTCAGTCTTATCTGATTTGTGTACATAGCGGTCAATAACCTTTGCAAGTGCAGCTGCACCGGCAACAATTAACGCGCCAACTGATAGCGAAATATTAAATATTGGTAGTGTTACAGTTGCCTGTGCTACCTCAGGACTACTTGCAATTACTGTTAGGACCAGCGCCACTATTCCTAGTAGACCAAAGTACAAGCCTCTTACAATTGTTTTTAAAGTTTCTTTAGCTGCATTACTCACTTTAATACTCCTTTATTTAGTAACATTAAATAATTCGCGGACCAATGCCTTAAATGTTTCCCACTTGCTATTATCGCCTACCTGAGCCCTTAGACTTTCAACCTCTTTATTTAGGCGGTCAATCTCTGCCTTTTGTAATTCGTTAATCTTAATCTGAGTATCTAACTGATCCTGTGTAGGGCGCTTTGATAGCACATTGTTTTCTGCCTGCAGGGTTGCTATTTTTGCCTCTGCTACTGGCTTATACTGCCAAAAAGCAATGCCATTTTTGTTTGCATAGTCTAATATTCGCTCTGTGGTGGTGCTGTAATCCTGACCAATCTCAGGATCTTTAGGGGATACTGCCACATCAGGACTTTGACCATAAATGCCCATGTATAAATATTTTAAGTTGTTGGCATCTACTTTCATGTCTATTTCTCCCTCTACATAGCTATTTAATCTATAAAACTTAGGTGCTACGCCGCCTAGTGATCCATAAAGCGGCACAATACTGCTTGAGTATACAACTGTTCCATCTGATAATACTCTGCGTTGTGTGCCTGCAGCATTTGCATTTTGTTGAAACAACCTATTGCCACTTAATAATACACCTGTATGCCCATATTCGCCATATTCATAACAAACTATGTCACCGCGTTTTTGCTGCCCGGCAGGTACTAAATTAGCTAAACCTTGTGCAACTAGGTTAGCACCTAAATATCGTGCATGACCGCGTGCTGCAAATGGGTTAGGCACATCTGCCATTTCAGCCATAAACCATTTAACCAATGTCACACATTGACCTGTTAAGTTGCCATCTGCAGGTGTTTGATTATTAGCAGTAAAGAATATGTTTACTCTAGGCGCTGCGTAATCATCTGCATTAGCTGCCACTTGCATATATTTCATCCCCCTGTGTAACAGTGCCATCCTCATCTATTTCAAGTGGTGGTGCAGGTGTATCTTTTTTGCTCATGCTTTTATTATACCACTACCATTTGTTTGATAATGGTACAGGGTTTTGATATTCCATCCCTGCGTAATCCTCAGCCATTTTAGCACCCTTTTTGCGGTTGCACCTATGATGTGTTAATTGTAGGTTATCAAGTGCATACAAAGCCCCTCCGCGTGATCTAGGTACGATATGATCTACCTCAACAGCTAATGGTGTATTTTTTTTAGCCTCAAGGTCAATTGGTGTATGGCACAATGCACACATAGAGTCAAGAGTAGCTATTGCGCGTTTGCGTGCATTTGCCCACTCTGTTTTACTCCACACCTGTTTAGTATATGGTGTAATATCCATCCCTAACTACTCTTTTATATAAGATCTGTCTAGATCAGCCTGAGTGATGCCAAATTTTCTACCAACATTCATGCCATCAGTTACCTCTACGGTGTAATTACCTGCAGTAACTAATATATCGCCGTATTCTGATTGTACTACCGTATCATCCTTAACTTTTGTAGCAAGTATTTTTGTTTCAGGATCATGTATTGATATATAGGTTATTGATTTCATTTATGCAGTCCTTTTCCACATATAAACAGTGATGTATGGTTGTAAATTATTGTGTGCGCCGCCACCGCCACTTACATCTGTTGTATATGCTGAATTTATGCCGGGTACTGACGATTGGTTGGCAGTCTGTGCTATGCCAGTTACACCATTGTTTGCGCCGCTAGAAAACTTCTCTAAGTGGCTATGACTAGGTATTTCGCCTGTAGACAGTGTGTGTGTTTTAGCGCCACCAGTTTCACCTAATGTATCAAATTCAGTTTGCCCTGTATCTACACCAACCAATACACGACCACTTGCGAATGCGGACCATGTGCCAAAACCCAATAGAGTGCCGGGGTTAGTTGATACAGTTGCATTTGTATAGATTGAGCCAATAGGGTACATAGCCTCTAATACTTGCGTAAGAGTAACCTTTTTTGTTGTAGCAGCACTATCATCAACAATAGGCATTTCATCATCTACTGCTAGTGTCGTTATTGCTGGTAGGGCGCTTATCTTTGGCATAGTTTATATCCTTATGGTTATTATACCACTAACTTGGTGCAGTTGGATTTTTAATAGTTTGCTCATTTAGCAGATCACGATTTATGCGTTGTATCTCATCATTCATACGGATTGGCAAGCGCCCTAGTGTCAATAGTGTTGTACCGTCACTAAAATTAGGCTCTCTGCGTACTATCTGCAATACAAGATCATCTATAAAGTTACCAAAGTTTTTAAATCCAATAGTTTTACCGGGTGTGAGTAAGCTAATATCAATATGCTCATCTAGGACCATTAAAGTAGTTTCCTGTATCTCTTGTGCATTTTCCTCAATAAAGCTATCACCTACAGCATTAGCAGTTGCTGATAGAGTAATACGGTTATCAGATTTAGTGCTGGTGCGTATGCCATAATTGGATATGCTCTCACTATCTTGGTATTGCCTAAATAAGTTTGTGCCGCCACCGGTATCGCCACCAGATAGTAATAGGTAATTTTTTACCTGCTCACTGCTCAATATAAGATTAAGCTCATTTATGTGCCTACCACGCACCACAGTATAATCAGGTGTTGTAGACATAAGTTTTATATCAATCTCAGCTGTGCCTAAATCTATAAATGAGTAATAACCAGTAGGGCATAGCTCAAGTATCTTTTTTATAGCATCGTAAATAAATGACACTACAAATGTGTAAGTAAGAGATAAGCCGGTTGCATCAAAATCACGCTCTGTTATAAGCCCACCACGCGCGTTGTAGTCTAGTAATATACCATGTGCCATATCAGCAACTGGATCATCTGAGGTATAGGTAGTGGTGGTTGTAGGTGAGCCATATTTAGTAACAAAATATAGATCACCAGTAATTGCCGCGAATGCACCACCTCCGCCGCCTCCGTAAGCGCTCTGATACATAGTACCGTTAGCGTAAAGGTTTGATGTATTACGGTGTAGATTTATAGACTGACCATCACCTACCCAAATAGCAAAAAAGTATTCATCTGCGCTATTTACTGGTATCAAAGATGCAAACTCAAATTGGACCACGCCCAATGAGCCATTAGATACAGCTTTTGTGGCGCTGCCAAGAAAATTACCGTTAGGACCATCATAGAGGCTTAGTGTCACATCAGCCGACCCTTGCAGTATCACATCAATAGCGCCAATGTTTGTTACTGCGCCACCTGTGATAAAAGACTGACCATAAACATTCCAGCCTGCGCCTGCATAATCTTGGACCGTAACATAGCTATTTTCAATGCCCTGTGATTGATCTGTAGTGTATGCAAATGGATAACCTCTAGCAATAAAGTTATTTAGATCTAATCCATCGCTATATACAGTAAGTTTTATTAAGGCATCGCCAGCGCCATACTTAAACTCTAGGCGGTTTATTTGACCACTAAACATCAGTTTGCCATTAGGGTAATATTTGTTATAAACCCATACTTTTAGCCTATTTGAGTTTTTAAACAACGCATCATCTGGTGATGAGCCTAGAGAAATAACACTCTCTGTGCTAGTGGTAAGAATTGGCAAATCACTCTCAGTAGTAATAATATTACCTGACTCATCAAGCAATGGCTCAACCGTAACAGGGTTAGCGGCGTATTGAGCGCAAGTGATAACAATAGATGATCCGGCGCTATTTATATCCTGAGAAAATGCAAACTTGCTTGTTACATTAGGTAAAAGCCCAAGGTAACTACCCTCACCTGAATAAACTTTGTATTCAATTCTAGTTGGCACATCGGTTGCAGTGTTTGGCAACTCAATGTGCCAAAAAACAGTAACAGATAAATAATCAATTGATGCTATGCCATCACCGCCTGATACATCACTAGCATCTACAGATACTGTAATAGATGCAATATCTGTAGGATCAATAGAAGTAGCGCCCCAAAGGTCTGTAGATCCACCATAGCTGCCAGTCAGCGCGCCAAGGTCTTTGCCGGTTGTACCTGTGATGTTTAAGCTAATGCCACCATAGCAGCCTAATTGTGAGCCATCTACATATACCTCTATGCCATCAATAACTGCACTATCAGGAAATTGCTGAAATGCAAATGATGATCCGGTAATAAGTGAATGCTGACCACCTAGAAATGCGCCCCATGATGCAGAACTGCCATCATCTGCGGTAATCCTACTTGGGTTAGACCAAGCAGATGCACCGCCAATAGCTGATGAGCTGCCTACTGTTGGTAACTTAGTGCTTGAGTAGTTTTGTTCCATTAGCTACAACCACCGTTTAGTATAAACTGCTGATACATCCACATTTCTTGTTGTAAAGCCATCAGTGTAAGTAATTGAGTTAGCGCCCGGCTCAAGCTCTAAGAATGTACCATAATAATTAACTTCAGTGCCGTTTAAGGTTACAGTCCGCGCGGCACAATCTATTATGATCACATCACTAGCTGTAAGTGCTAGACCATAAATAAGCATTTCTTGGTTATTATTGTCATTTGAAATCTGCACATAGTCACCTGCGCCAGTTAGTGAGTTTATAGTTATTGTAATTAGTGGCAGTTGGTACGGTGCTGTACCACCAATAGTAGGTGTTTCAGTGAATGTTGCGCTGGTAAAGCCTGTTTTTGCAGCCCAAAGGTTAGTAGTGGATGTATCTAAGCCAAATGGATTGGTGCAAATAAAGTCTACTTGAAATGTTGCATATAATGCCTTTTGTTTTCTGATGATTGATATACCGTTTGCAGTAGCAACATAGCGCCTAGTGCTTGAGCCATATGCAATATCTAAATTCTTATCTTTACCAGCAAAGTAACCCTTAAATGTATCAATGCGCGAGTCTAGATCTGCCTGTGTGCTGCCCTTGATTGAGCCACCAATTGTAACTTTGCGTGTGGGGTAGTTTACAGTTGGTATGGTGCTGCCATTGGTATCTGCAAGGGCATATAATGATGCAACTTTATCGGGTAGATTAGTATGCTCAATAACATTAGTAATAATACCTAGCCTAGTTGTAGTATCGTAAGTCTGTAGATCATTGCTGTTATAGCTTATGTCACCATTCATGCTATTGCCCCTTGGTTTGGTGTTATTCCCATGCCTACATTGATTGTATCTTGATTTAGCTGCTTAAAGAACTCTTTAACAGCGCTCTCATCGCCTAATACTATTTTTTGGATGCTTACACTTTGATTTGTGGTGCTATTGCCTGTGCCATAAGGTAATAAGCCGCCTGATGCGCCAAATGCAACTGATGGATCAACTAGGGGTGTCGCTATACTTGATATAGCCTGATTTGCCATATTATTAGCCGCCTTGCCAACTAAGCCGCTAGTTGCCTCAATACCTTTAGCAAGACCGCGCGGCACTTGCATACCAAGCAGTGCAGCTACCCTTGATGGTGAGTGAATACCTAAAGCTGATTTAATTGGACCGGGTATTTTATCCTTAACAAAGTTTACTATTTTATCTTTGAGCCAACCGCCCATATCTTGTATACCCTGCCACAAACCTTTTACTACATCCGTACCAATACGCATTAAATTGCTAGGTGATAGCACATTGCTAATAGTTTTAATAATATCCCATGCTGCGCCTGCAATAGAACCAACCATGCTCACAATGCCCGAAATAACCGCTTTGAGCAGTTGCACACCGGCATTGATCATTGCCCTAATAAATTGTGGGTTAGTAAGTACCGCTAATATATTCTCAATGATCACAGGCAGGGCAGATACTAATGCATTAACAATAATTGGTATTGCCTCCACTAATGCAAGCAAAAGCTCTACAGCACCCATCAAAATAGCTTGTATAGCCTCAGGTGAGGTGAGGTTAGTAACAATAGCATCAACAATTGTTGGTAAGGCTTGTGCAATGATCCTTACTATTTCAGGCAGTGCTTTTAGGATTGCCATAAATAGATCAATAAATGCTTTAATCACTGTTGGCAGCGCTTGTAATAATACTGATATAACTGTTGGTAATGCAGCAACTAGAGCGTTTAGCAAGCTCACTACTGCTTGTATAAGAGCTGGTACAAGGGTAGGTAATACTTTAGCTAGGGCAGGCACTAATGCGCCCAATACCTTACCAATGCCCTCTACTATCTTAGGTAACATTTCAACTATCTTTGGTATGGCTATATCTATTGTTTTAATGAGTGAGTCTATAAATTCGCCAACATCACCCTGACCACTCATAAGGTTATCAAATGCTTTTTTAGTGGTGTTTAGTGATCCTGATAGTGTTTCGTTTTCTTTAGCATAGTTACCGGCATACTTTGCTGTTTTTTCCATGAACATCTGCTGCGCCAAGCCAATCTTTTCTTGTATTGACATTGATTGTGTTGATTTGTCTATACCCTTAGATGCAGCATATGCGGCTATGGCTGTATCATTCATAGCAACACCTAAGTTATCCATCATGGTAAAGTTACCTTTAGCCATGCCAGTAACAGCCTCTAGAGCATCAGTTGTGCTAATGCCCATGATTGATGCAATGTCTGATGCGCGTTGCATAGACTCAGCCGACATATTCATTGAGCTTTGAACATCAAAGCCTGCGCCCTGAAATAGTGACCCCATTTTGTTAGCGCCCTGCAAAAACTCTTGCTGTGATAATCCAGCAGTCTTGAATGCATTGGCAGCCTTTTCTTGTATGGTTGCAGCGTAAGAGCCAAATACAGCCTCTGAGCCGCCAATTTGCTGCTCTAACTCTGCCTGAGCCATCACCGCTTTACCAGTGAGCGCTACCAGCCCTGCAATACCTGCAGCTAAACCACCGGCAATAGCTAAACCACCAACTTTTGCAACGCCGCCTAATTTGCTTATAGCATTCTGAAATGGACCGCTATTGCTATTAACCTCATCACCAAGAGCTGCGGTTGCTGGACCGGCTGCGCCTTTAAAACCGGCGGCAATCTTGCCTTGTATGCCGGTCATGTTTGGCGCTACCCTTACATATGCTGTTCCAATGTCTGCCATATAGTTGCGTTTTTACCTTATGATTTAGCCAGTTTTACCGCAACCGTTGGCGTGCTTTTATAACAAAATTATAACATAACCAATTAGCTGCGCCCAGCATCCTTGGATTTTGCTAACACTACATTACCAATATAGGCTGCATGAGCATCACCGCCACCATTTGCGCTGATTGTTGCAATAGCGCGCACACCTTTACGAATTGTACCAATTTTGGTACTTACAGCGATCTCAGGCGGATTGCTTGTAAGGCTGCTTGCCATTGATCTAGCACGCGCTGCAATAGCATCTGCGCGCTCTTTTACTGTTGGCATCATCATGGTTTGCAATATATTTTCACCACCTTTTGTGTCTAATGCAAATGATACATCTTTGCTCATGTTTATAGTATAGCTTATGTGTATGGTGGTTACTATATAGGCACTCCCCTACCCCTCCCCTGTTTCGCTATATTTTTTATTTTACAGGGGCGCAACTTTATTTTTTAATAACACAGTAGGGCAGGGGAGTGAACAAAAAACGAACTAATAAATCAGTCCGTTTTGTAATTCATAGGCTACTCTTGTAGCTATAGGCACTCTGTTTCCGGGATGGATTACAGAGTGACATGATGGGCATAGCCACCTAATTTGTAGCGGTTTGTTGTAATCATCATGGTGGGCATGTGGTTTACACTCTTTTCCACATGCCTCACACGCTGTTGCGCGGATAATATCGCATCTTAGTAAAGCATTTTCAACTATCTTATGTGATCTTTTTTGTAGTATTGAATACATTTTTTATACCCCTCTAGGCACAGATAACCAGCTTTTAACATCATCTACAGTCATTGTCTGAGCCTCTTTGTTAATCTCTGCTGGTGGTGTGGATGATTTCATAAATTCAGGTATAAATGGCTTTGGTCTGTTGCGCTTGTGCCGGGCAAGAGCGCCCTTATTCTGTGGTGTGCCATTTTGCCAAATCAATATCTCAAGCAAGTAGTTAGTCTTATTAGCAAGCATTTCATTCCAGCCCCATTGTGCTGCTGGATTAACCGCCGCGTATGTTCTACACTCACGCGGTAACTGAAATAGCAACCGCGCTGCCCTCCGCCGGTCTACTTGCGCGATGTCTAGATTAAAGTATTGCTGAAAATCTGCCTCAAGCTCATCAAAATATTGGCGGCTTATTTTGATTAAGGCTAGACTTTTGGGTTAAATTTCTCAACTATTGCCAAGTAAACTTGCTGTAGTTTGCTCAAGCGAAAACGCCCTTTGTAATCTTTTTGATCTTTGTGAGCCTCAGCATCAGCATTAGCAAAATATGCTTTCATTTGCTGATAACCCTCAGTGCCAATAATAAACTCAAGCAGTGGCACAATGGCAGCAATTTGGTTTTTATTCTCAATGCGATCAATAAGCTCAAATGTTTCTACATCATCCAGTAAATCAGTATCAACTGTAAATTTATATCCATCTACATCAACCTCTTGTACTGTGGTTTTATTCTGCTCTGTTTCAGGCATTGCTTTTACTCCAATCCTTGTTAGTTATCGTAAGCATAATTGTAACATACAAAAACGCCCGGTACATAGCCGGGCGCTCTTGCTGTATATGCTGATCTTAAGAGCTAAGAGCCGTTGCAATATATTCTGTGTGTGTCTGCCCATTTTCATCAGGGTAGGCAACAAACATTGCAGGGTAGGTGATAGCCTCACCATCAACATAGGTGATTTCGCCGCTACGGTCAGCAATTTGAGCGTTTGGTACAACGATGCGCTTAATTCGCCCACCGGTCAAAACTAGCTCAAATACTACTACCACATTTGGCAGCATTTCGCTGGTTTGGCGTACGGTAATACTACCGTTGCCCTCTACCGTAACATTATCCTCACCATAGTAAACCTTTAGTGCCTCTGCGTTGGTTTCAATCAGATTGACAGTAAACATTTCCTTAAAGGTGGTTTGACCTACTAAAACTAGATCGCCGCCCCAAGCGTTTACTTCCTCTGTGTCACTCTCAACAGAGTTTACTAAACCATCCTCAGATACATAACCCATACCTTCAAAAGCTGCGTTGAGTGATCCCCAAGCAGTTGTAGGTAATGGTGTACCTGCAGGCGCTACAAAAACAGCACCTGTGGCTTTTGGTTTACCAAACGATACATTATCCGCATCATTCATGGTTTTGTTTCCTATATAGGTTGTTGGCACAACAGTGCGCTAGGCAAAGCTCTGCTTATGGTTTGATTATATCACACTATCTTTTCTTAATGAGTTTCAATATTTCAGATTGAGCTTTTGCAAGTTCGCGCATACTGTTAGATAACTCACTTAAAGGCAGCTCTTTATACACAGATACTTGCCCCCTCAGCTCTGATATTGCTTTTTCATTGTCTATGTGTAGTGTTCTAAGCTGGTTTACCTGAACAGTTAGGGTATCAATAAGCTCTTTTTGTGAGGCTATGGTTGCCTTAGTAGTGCCATTTTTAAATATAGCAAATACAATGCCTGCAATTCCCCCTATTACTATAAGCCCCTCTGCCAAATTTACTATCTCATTAAAAGTCACTTCATACCCCCTTATGAACTGTATATATTACCGTATAGATTTTGTGATGTATTTAAACTACTTAAACTTTGTGATCCATAAAGCCCAAGTGATTGCAACTCTGACTTTTTAAACCATAGATCACCACTAGGATTAGTGTATTTGTAGTTTTCACTGTATGGACCGGCAGTCTGACTATAGGTATCAACCGGTGGTACATCTGTTGGCGTAAGCATGGCGCGCTTTACAGCCTCCATGACTACCCATCGTATAGTTATTGCGTATGACTCACGCGCTGCAACCTGTGCATCAACATCAACCTCAACATCATAACCAATCTCTCTGAGCCGGGCGCTTGCAAGCTCTAATAGTACCTCAGCCCTAGCCTCCTCACCGGCATCTAGCGCTTTCCAAAAAGCCTCAAGCTGTGCAACTGATGCAAAATTAGCCATTACTGTGTACCTCCGCCATTCATAAATGCACTATTCTGAGCAGCCAACCGCCTTGCCTGTAATTCCTCTGCCTCTCTAATGCTGATGCCAAGCAAGCGATAACCGGCAATAGTTCCAATAAGCTCAGGCATTGCTTGCTGCAGTTTAAATACAGCATCGCCTGCGCCTGCCAAATCAACCTGAAATATTGGTTTCCATGCTGGTACTATTTCGCGCAATTGCTGTGGGATCTCAGCATTGCCATTTAATGCAAGCCTTAGCGTTATAGCGATCTCTTTAATCTGCTTGCCCATTTCCTCTTGACTATTCATAGCCTCAAGCAATAGATCATCTGACATTGCTACCAAGCTCTCAGCGCTGCTAGGGTTTCCAGTTTCATAACCCAAGTTGCGTAATGTCAATGCAGTTTCAGCACAAAAATCGCGCGCCTTATCTTTTTTGGCGGTTTCAAATTGGTTAATGCTCATTTGAGCTAACTGCCCAATCTCAGGCTTATCACCATCCTCATCTTTAGTAATTGCCCAAACCTTGCCAATTGCACTATCTAGGCTTGCATCTTTTTTAGCACCCTCAGCCAAGCCATTGATGTAGCGCTGTGGTAGGCTATAAAATTCCTCTGCAATTTCCTCACGCCTTTTTTGTCTGCCAACTTCGTTAATGATCCGGCGTGCAGTATTTGTGAGGCGTGACTTACCAAGTGGGCGGTCAGCGCTTGCGCGGTGTGTGATTGGATGCAATAAACAGCGCCCTGTAGGGTTTGGTATAACTTCTGATATTGTGCGACTTACGAAAATTGCGGTAAACATGGGGTGAAATACTATGTAATCTGCAGGTGCGAAATTAACACCAGCCTTTTTAGGCTGTGGCTTTTCCCAGCGCGTAACTGCAAGCCCATATTTAAGTAAGCCTGTGCGCTGATCAACAACGCCTGTTGCCTCTGCTGCAGTAAATGGCACTAATAGCTTAAGCTCTGACTCAGGATCATCTGAAACAGCCACAAAAGCACAACCGGCAATAAATGCATCATGCTTAGATTTTGAAACAACACTAAAACCGTTAATTGTTTCCATGTAGTCATTGATGCCAAATTTATCATTAGCAAACCCATCAAATACAACGCGATCAGATAGCGTATTTACTGCGCGGCTTGCCCAGCCAACACCGGGGCGCAAATGGACCATCTTAGCAGGGGTAGATATACCAAAATCTCTAATATCATTGTCAGCATTATAATAGTCATACTTATTTTGCACCTTTGGCTCATAAGTACCTAAATTTTTCACTAGCTCTTGTGCTAATGTAGTTGCTGCTGTGATTAGTGGGTTTTGTTCCGGCTGCATTTCCTATTCAGTCCTTTTAAGCCGGATTTTCCGCACCGTATGCGTAATTTGTTATTAGGTTTATTATACCAGATATTGTAATTGTAACATAAGAGCTTTGGCAAGCTAAGTAAGCTCAGTGATCCTAATAAAAGCGCCCGGCTCTTTTTTCCGGTATTCAGCCTGTACTGCGATCTGTGGCACATCTTGCCATTTATCATCACGCAACACTAAAGCCTCAACTAACATATCTAATACGCTAGTCAATCTATTATCTAGATCTGCCTTACCCATAGTGCCAAAATACACTATAAGCTCTATGCTAACTGGTTTATAAAAGCGCTGGCGTGTTTGCCGCCTTACCTCCATTATTGCATCATTTTGCCATTGAGTAAATTTGTTGTTCGGTATTGATACGCCTGATCTTAAATTTATGCGGCTATTTTTTTTGCTAGGTACATTGCCTTTAAGTGTTATCTCAGCGGTTTGTTGGTTTAACATAGTTATTCAATAGTCCGTTTCGTGATTTGTACCCCTCTGTAACTATGGTGCAATCACAATCTCTGTGGCGCTTAAACACCTCTGAGTCAGGATTTGTATACTCACCGGCTAGGCTCTCACACCATTTGCAGGTTTCACCATTCATTTTGCGGATCACCTTAGTATATTTACCGCTTTGGCGCGCGTTTGTAGTGGCATCCTGCTGCGCCTTGGCTGCCATACCATCTAAGTATGTTCTAACAGTCTGATCAAGCCCTAGCGTGCCTGTAGCAACGCTTGCAGATGCAACTTTAGCCAATCCATAATACCTATCATCTATGCCCGGACCTTTTGTATAGTCAATTTCATAATCAAATGCATTTAGCTCATATACTTTAGTGTAAACAGCTGTGCCAACCTCTCTAAATAGTATCTCTTGGTTGAGCTGCCTAATTTCAGGATCAATTTCAGGGTTATTGATCAGCGCCAAAGCCCTGAGTACCTTATTTATAATAGTTTCATTGTACTTTGAGTAATCCATTAAAAGCCCCAATCATCAATAGTTGCCTTAATATCATCCACAAGCGCCACAGTGCGCTGTACGCGCTTATCTGAGTATGTGCGTGATCGTGCTGGTGTTTTAGTTTGAATAAGCACATCAATGAATTTTGAGGCTTGTAAATCAGTAAGCGCTGCAGTAATCTCTGCCATGCTCTGCGCGTTTTTAACAATTTCCGCATTATCACCAACAATACCATTAGCAATAAGCAGCTCTTTTACCTCTTTAAATTCTTTGGTTTTGATAACTGCTAGATCTGATATGTATTTACTTTGTGTCTGTGTTGCCATCTATGCCCTCCAATTCTACCGGCTCATCTTGCTCTGATAAATCTACTATAGCAGTACCCATGTGTGTTTTTCCATCACTACCTGTTACCGGGGCGCTTAGTTTAAAACGAAATACACGCTTGCCCTCTTGGTTTGTGACCATTTTTGCCCTAGCCCAATCCTCATTTAATTGGTTGCCCTCTTTGCGTGGCAGGGTTTTGATCTCACCACTAAATCTATTTATATATGGTAGTAGTTTTGCTTTAGTCATAAGCATATTTTACCACGCCAATAGAAAAAGACCGCCGGGGCGGTCTAATTCTAAGCTAAGTGGCTAGGCTTAAGAGCTTGCGCCATTTTCGCTGATGATGCTAAATGCAGCACCGTCAAAGATTGCAAATCCAAACACTGACTCAGCGCGAATTGCTACTTCGTTGGTTCGCTTTAGATCACCTGCACCATCCGGATCACCGTACTCAATAAGCTCAAGTGGCACATCGCGTGCTACACCCCACTTAAATGCACGCCAGTCACCCATGATAGCTTGAATGCTAACCTCAGATGCCTCAAGTTCCTGCCTACCGCTAACTGTATCACCAGCAGCTGCCTGCAAGCCCATGAATGAGTCAAAGTTAAAACCAAGACCAAGCTCAGGGTAAAGAGGGCGGTTTTCATTGTCTTTTTTGCGTGCCAATTGACCAGCAAATACAGGATCAAGTGCAATACCAGTAGCTGTATAACCAGCCTCTTGCAAATCGCTTGCAGCGGTTTCAAGATCAGCCTGCACATTACCTGTTGAAACTACTCGCGCAACACCGTTTCCGGCTTTGTCAAAGTAATCAGCAACATTAGATGAAATTTCACCAGTCTTAGGGTTGATGCCATGAATAGCAACCAAGTCAAGCGCGCGGCTCAAAGCAGTTGCAATGTTACCAACTAATGCATCAACGATGCCAGTTTGGTAATCTTCATCTTCCCACTGTACTTCATTGCTAAAGCGGTAAGTGATCTGTACCTTATATGTTTTAACGGTTGCTTTGCTAGGTGTACCGTCATTACTACCTTTGTTTGCACTTTCACCAACTAGCTCTGCCTTTGGCGTGCCAGTAAATGTAAAGTGATCAGTGCTGCCTACCTTAATATCAGGTGCAGCTGGTGCTAGTCGTGCAAGCACGCCACCACGAATGTTTTTAACCCATGACTCACCAGTGTGATTGGCAAGGTTTAGGGCGCTAGTGCGTAAGGGATTACCCATAATATATACCTCTTAAAGATTAAAGTTTTAACTACTCGCCAGAGTTGCCACTGAATAAACTTTTTGCAATCTTTTTTGAGTCTGACTCACCGCCATTTGGTTTGCTATCTTTTTTAATAACAACCTTTTGACCGCCTCCGCTTTTTGACAGCTTTTCTGCTTTTGCTCTCATATCGTCTACGGTATCGCCGGTAACAAACTCTGCTAGATCATCCGATAGCTTGAATTCATGGATTACCTTAACCTTGTCAGTTTCCAATTTGGCGCTGCCAAGTTGTTTAACAAGATCAGCTTTAGCATCAGCCTCAGCCTTTAGTTTATCCTCATATTCTTTAGCGATAGTATCAACCTTGCCTGCCTTTTCCTTGAGTGTATCGTAATCCGCAAATTTCTTGCGCTCACGCTCTAGGCGGCTCTCAACAACGCTATCAACATCCGCTTGAGTAAGTAAATTATCATCTACTTTTATATACTCATCGCCATCTTTTTTAAAGTATTCAGCCATTCCCTCTTTCCTTTCCGGTGAGTAACCGTTTTTTCTGACTTAATTTAACTATACCATAACCATAATTATTGCAACAACTTTTTTGAACAACTTTTTTACACTACCGGCGGCAATATACATCACAGTAAATTTGATAACGGTGGTACTGCCCCAATACATCATCTAGATTAACAACTGAGTTAATATCTGCATGTGTAATGTTTTCATTGTACGCCTCAAGCTCAACAATACGATCTGCAATATCATATGCTTTGGTTTTTGCAGTGCTGCGGCTATCTTTACAATAAACCTCAATAAGTATTTCCGCCCGGTCAAGCACCATAGCCTCACGCGGACCGCCGGTGCGATCTACTAATATATATTGATCGCCGGGCGCATCAGGTTTATCACCATGCGCGGACCATCCAGCACCAACAATGCTATTAAGCCAACTAACTACTAATGCCTCAACATCTGCTTTAGCCATTTATACACTCCGCTCTAAAGTACCTGTTCCATCTAGTAGGTGTATTATCATCCATGAAAACAACGCTATCACTATCAACTGTAAATGTCTTGCCATTATAGCTAAAGGTTGAATTAGCAACATCCGCTGTGCTTGCTTTTGGTATATGCACCCGGACCTGATCGCGGCTCTGATCCATTGCTTGCTGTTCGCGTGCAGTGGCAGGCTCTGTAATTGGTGCAACTAGGCAATCAGCAACCACTACACTCTGAGTTGTGTAGGTAGGATTATT